TGCTTTATCTACCGCTGTCGGAGGGGGAGATCTCTCGTTTGGAGCATCACTTTTCGACACTGACGGTGGTGGCGAAATGGACTTCGGAGCTAGTTATAGCCTTGGAGTTGATCTTTTCGGTCAAAACATTGGCTTGACTGCCGCTTTAAAAGATACCGAGTCTATCTTTGGAGACAGAGAAGAATTATCTTTGACCGCTAGTTATACTTATATTGCAGACCTCTCTGTTGGTGTTTGGTATGAGGATAACAACGATTTGTTCGGAGTCGAACTTGGAGTCTCATATGACTTCAAAACACCTGTCGAAAACCTTACTTTAAGTCCTTTTGTTACCGTAAATTTTGCGGAAGAATATGAAGCACTTGAGCTTGGTGTCAAAGCGGATTACGTTTTGACAGAAGATGTCTCAATTATTGGGAAAGTCTCGTTTAACAATAACACCTTTGAAGGTTCTTCTTTTGAAGTAGATGAAGAGTGGGTTGTTGGTGCAGGATTATCATACAAATTCTAATAACCTAAGGTTTTTTAAAAAATAAAAGAAAAGCCTCCCGTAAGGGGGGCTTTTTTTGTATCCCGTGTAAATAAATAAACATGGAACCTGAAAAATCTATTTTAAAAGAGTTTTTAAACGGGGGCTGGCTTGTGCCTTTAGTGGGTGCAGCAGCTATGTTTGCAAGGTTATTATCGGGGAATAGTGGTCTTTCATTAAAACAACAATTCAAAAGAGTTCTTACTGCGGCCATAGCCGCTGGAATTGCTTGGTTTGTATTAGAGCAAACAGACGTATCCTCACTTACCAAGGCCATTACTTATGGCATTATAGGGGTTATCAGCCCCGAGGTTATTAGCGGCATTGTGCGTTTGGGAGAGAAGTTTGCCAAAAATCCAGAAAAATTTATTAAAAAATGAGACCTAAGTTTATTGTTTATTGCCTAGCTGCAATTTGTTTAATTTTTGGCTGGAGAGGTGCTACTCTTACAGAGGATATAAATAACACTTTAGCAGAAAATGCTCGCCAATCGGAGTCATCTATCATGGAGATTGGAATGTGCTTTGATTGGTATGGTGTCATCATTGTAGATTCTGTCATAAAAACCTCCCATGGTATTATATCTCCTAGTGAAATGGTTGAAGTTCTAGAGGAGGAAAGCGCAAATAAAGATGAATACTTAGAGGGATACAAGAAAGATATTACTCCCGATGAGACTGAGTATGCAGATTTTGTTTTCGAACAAGAAAAGAAAATAAGTTCTTATGTTAGTCAATTGATTGAGTGGGGAAATAAAGAAGACGTTGATAGCATTAAAGCTTCTATTCCTCACATGTATACGATGACCGATCCAACTATCGGGGCTATCAATAACATTATGGATACTAAGATGTATTATAATGAAAGAAAGTCTGAGGAATTACATGAAAGAATACATAATTTTAGAGACTTTATGATTCTAGCTATTGTTTTATCGGTTGTAATGTCAATATGTGCATCATTTAGTAGGAGGTGTAGATGAATTTTAAAGGAAAAAAAGAAGTAGTTAGAGCGGTCCAAAAGATTTTGGGTGTGTCTGCCGATGGTGCAGATGGTCCCGTTACATGGAATGCTATCTTAGCCAAACTATCCACCAAGGAAACTACTG